GAAAGGAAATGTAGGACTTGACATGTCCTAGTACTCTTATTTGAGTTATATTTAGAATAGAATTTTGTTATGTTTAATCCAGAAGTGATGCCTGACGCCCAGCTATCGTAAGATAGGTCTGTGTTCGTTGGTAACTTCTTAGTGGTGAACCCCGATCTGCTTTATGCATTTCAGAATTCTAACAAAATTCTATTTATAATCTTATCTAAGATACTCCCGTCACTTACAAGTAACGGAGAGAGCGCGAAACAAAGCTGTTCAATTTTAAGTAATCGAACCACTACAGAGGCACTAGGGCTAGCACCCCTTGTAGTTCTTTGGTATTGTTAGTAGAGTTAGTTAACTCTTCGTTTATTGGCTATCATAGGAGGCACCGGGTTAAAGGTGCTTGCCCATGGTTACCAATGCTAGTTTGAAAACTAGTTGGTTACTTACCTGCCTGCAGCCCTATGACCGTTGGTTATAGGAAACTGAAGTAGAGCAAAATTCTTCTTTTATACATAAATAAGCTACAAAAACACAAATATTAAATAATTATAATAAATTGGTTCGTGGAGCTTTCTTACGTATGAGAAGAGTTTACTCTTGGCATAGAGGTGTTAAAAACCTCTTATTAATTAGACTACCTATATTGAATATAAGTAGACTAATTAAAGGTAAGTTTAATATTAATTTTCTAAGAAGTATTATGATCCTTATATCTTCTCTTGAGAAGATAAGAAGAACTCAAGGAATTAAAGGTGTCTGTCTTTTTATGAAGGCAGTATCTTTATATTCTATAAAGTTCCTCGTTAAGGATCCTAGCATTCTTAATTCAACTACTTATGGTTGTCATGTCTCTTTAACAAATAGAAAGATTCCCAGAATCTTACCTATTTTCTTTAGAGAGGCTTTGACTCATCGTAGGAAGTTGGATATTAAGGTGCTTTTAACCATCTTAGGATTATATCGTGTTATGCCTTTCCAGGCTAAGTTAAACTTTCAAACGATTGTTGAAGCTTCAAATCCTGAATTGGATTCGGAGTTTTATCAATGATTAGATAACTTTGTTCCTAAATTAGGAATAAGGTTAAATAAAACGTTTGATTTAGTTTTGCTTTCCTCTATGGGTTGCAGTATTAATACCGTAAAAGGTAAAAATACTACTTACTATTGAGTTGAGAATTTACTGTCTCTAACAAAACGAGGTTTACTTCGTCCTGTTATTGAGATTTTAAAGTCTTATCCTCAAACCATAGGTTCATCTCGGTGAGTAGATTTATGTGAGTCTTTATTCTCTTATTTTAAGGGAAAAAGAAACCGTGAATTTACTCTACCTGAGAGAGTACCTCATAAAGGTTTAGCAAGGTTATCTTTAAAGTTCGAACCGGGTAAAATCCGGATCTTTGCTATTGTAGATTATTTTACTCAAATGGTCTTACGACCACTTCATAAAACTCTTTTTGAGTTTTTGAGAAGTAAATCGTCTACAGATGCAACTTTTGACCAAGATAAAGGTCTTAAGAACTTTATGGATAAACAACCTAAAAATAACACTTTGTATTCTTTTGACCTTTCAGCTGCAACTGATAGGCTGCCTTTAATTCTTCAAGTCAGGATCTTAGATTATCTAAGTCCTAGACTTGGTAGTTATTGAGCTCAACTTCTAGTCGATAGACCTTATTCTCTAAAAGATAAGAAACTAAGATTAGAAACTTGAGTCAGATATACTACTGGGCAACCTATGGGAGCTTTATCTTCATGGGCTATGTTAGCGCTTACTCATCACATTTGTGTTCAGTATGCCGCTTTTAAAGTCTATGGAGTAAGGTTTTGGTTCCAAAATTATTGTATTTTGGGTGATGACATTGTAATTGGGGATTCAAGGGTAGCTTGAGTCTATCATGACTTTATGACTAATAATCTAAAAGTTAAGATAAATCTGAGCAAATCCTTAATTTCTCCTATTACATGTTTGGAATTTGCCAAGAGAATTCAATCAAAAGATTTTGATTACTCTCCTTTAAGTTTGAAAGAATTTCAATCTTGAGGAAAAGTATCAGGAGCTTTTGTTGAATCTCTTCGTGCAAATCCATCTATCTCTATGCATACTTTACTAAGATTACTTGGTAAAGGTTCATTATCTAGTGGTAATAAGAATAAGCTTTATCATATATTTTATATGATTAGAGCTCTTTCTCAACCTAATCTTTCTATTTTGGATAAATTCAAATTATTAAATCCAGAAATAGAAGATAATAGATATGAACACTTATTAAAGTATTTCTTATGAAGTAAGCTATGAGATTGTCATCTATTCATGCAGAGTAAAAGATACGAAATCTCTGTGAATATGGATAATTATGAGTACGTAAAACGTAGAATACATGCTACTACATGTGTTCCAACGGTTATGGAAAATATTTTGAAGTCTTCACTAGAGACTAGTAGTCTTTACAAATACTTAATTTTTGGAGCAACTCTTTCTAAGCTTGATAGAATAGAAAAGTTACTAAATCTGCGTCATTGTTCTTACGAAGAAGTTAAATTAGATGATCTTTTATTTCTATGGGATTTCGATCCTAACGAAATATTTGATACTATTTTACTTTCTTCTAAGGACAAACCTCTTGATCAATTTGATAAAGTTGATGAAAAGGTAAAATGACGTATAGAATTAGATAAACTTGAAAATTCTATTCAAAGTTATAAAGAGTTGTCGAAAGTCGTTGGATTATCCAACAAGAGTATATATCAGTTTTAAAATATATATTCTTTTTTAACCTC